GAAAATTATACGAAAATCCGAACCGCCCATACGGGAGAAAGAGGTAAGCATGAAAAAGATTATGTTGTTATGGAGTGGGCTGGGACCAGCATCCAAGATTGCAATTGGTGTCGTTGTTGCAATTTTAATTATCGGGGCGGTCTTTGGTGAGCCTTCAGTAGTTGAGCCTGTTAAATGACAAGAATAGTTATTGACCAGCACAAGAGGTCGATGCTTAAAGAGGCTGGAGTCACGACGATGGTGAAGAACGTGGCGGATACATTGCACAAGCATTACCCCGGCCACTTGTGGGCTGTCGGGCCAAGCAATGATTACTCCATGTTGGCCATCTGGAACGAGGGTCTTTCTGCCAAATACGGCATGTGGATTCGGGTCACTGACATTGATCCAGAATACAGAAACGTAATGCGGTGGGCCGGTGAATTGCTCGAACGCGCAAAGGTCACAAGAGGCAAGGCAGACGAAACAGAAATGGCATCCCTAGAAAGGGATCATACGGGTGAAGTGAATTTCGATGAATGAGGAAGCCCCTCTTAATAAAGATCCGGAACGATCTCCTTGGCTAAAACTAGCCCAGGATGCATACAATTCGTCAACGTCGTACCTGGATTCCAATTACCGAAGGCAGTGGGAAAGAAATATCTCACTGTTCCAATCAGAGCATCCGTCAGGGTCTAAGTACCATACCCAGACTTACGCTCACCGGTCACGCCTCTTTCGTCCTAAAACGAGGTCGGCGATACGAACTAATGAAGCCGCGATTGCAGCCGCCTTTTTTGCAACGGAAGATGTGGTGTCGGTTTATCCGGAAAATGATTCCGATGCGAATCAACGCGCTTCGGCAACCATACTTAAGCATCTCCTCCAGTACCGCCTAACAAAGACCATTCCTTGGTTCCAGACGCTGGTAGCCGCTTATCAAGAGGCTCTTGTTTTCGGCAGCGTTGTGTCCCATCAGTATTGGGAATACAAAGAAGAAAGTATCCGCATTAAGGAGCCGATTTTTGATGATGCGGGCAATGTTGTGCTTAATGAAGATGGCTCTGAGGCTGAAGAGACGCGGGAAGACAAAAGAGTAGTCAAGGACCGCCCTTATATTAGGTTGATCGCTTCGGAAAACTTCCGAATTGATCCGGCAGCAGATTGGAACGATCCCATAGGATCTTCTCCTTTCGTTATCGAAGTGATCCCAATGTACATTCAGGATGTCTTGGAGAAGATGGATGATATCGATCCAAAGACAGAGGAGCCGAAGTGGAAGCGTTTAAGCACTGCTGAACTACTTGAGTCATCCCAGAAGAGTGCGTTCGACTCCACTCGGCAGACGAGGCAGGGGCGTAGGCAAGACCCGCTTGTAGATCGTTCTACCGATGTTTCTGAATACACAACCATATTCATTCATAAGAACATAATCCGCAAGAACGGGAAAGATTGGCTTTTCTACACTGCTGGCACTCAGCATCTGCTGACAGCGCCGAAGCCGCTGCAAGAGGCTTACCCGCATCTTAGGAATGGAGAGCGTCCTTATGTGATGGGCTCGACAACGATTGAGGCCCATAAATGCTACCCATCTTCACTGATTGAATTAACTCAGGACTTACAGTCAGCGGCAAACGACATTGCCAACCAGAGAACCGATAACGTTCAGTTGGTTCTGAACAAGCGTTACCATATTCGCAGAAGTTCAAACATCGATATCGCGGCGCTCAAGAGGAGTGTTCCTGGCGGATCAGTAATGATGGACGATCCGATGACGGATGTTCATGTAGTCAATACGCCAGATGTCACCGCATCGAGTTACGAAGAGCAGGATCGGCTGAATGTAGATTTCGATGATATTGCTGGCAACTTCTCTCAGGGAACGGTTCAAACGAATCGCCTAATGAACGAAACAGTTGGTGGTATGGAGATGTTGTCTGGGCAGGCTAACTCACAAATGGAGTACATGGTCAGGACGTTCGCTGAGACATGGATAGAGCCTGTTTTGATGCAGTTGGTTCGTCTGGAGCAGTATTACGAAACAGACGAAGTAGTAATGAATGTTGCGACCAGCCGCGCTGAACGGGATGCCAACGCAGAGGCGGGTTCATTCCAGATGTTTGTTGGAGATGAGGCCGACGAGTTGTTGCGTCACGAAATGACTGTCGGCGTGAATGTCGGTATCGGCGCGACTGATCCTATCAGGAAGATTGAAAGATTGCTTCTTGGAATTAGGACGATGGGCGAGATTAATCCGGACATCGTTAACTCCTTGAATCAGGAAGAGATTAGTAAGGAAGTGTTTGGCGCATTAGGTTACAAGGATTCTAAACGGTTCATTGCCGAGCAGGATCAGGGAAGGCTCGATGAAATGGCTGGCCAGTTGGAAGAGATTACTGCCGCCGTAGAGCAATTGCTGGAGCAGGGCTCGTCTAAGGAACTTGATGTGCAGGGACGTATTCTCTCCGCGCAGATCAAGGGTCAATCCGATGTTGCCGCCGCCAAGGAGAAGGCAATGGGACAAATGGCTTCTACCCAGATGCAGACGGATTCTGCAGAGCGGCGTGATTCGACGAGTCAGCAGATTAGGATGATTGATTCCCGCATTAAGGCAGAGAAGAACGATATTTTAAGAGGCGAACTGCTTCTTCAGAAGGAGTCTTTGGTTCACAAGATGATGATGGATCAGCCTGATATTGGGATCGATCCGGAAGGGAAGAAGATGAGCGAAGTTTTAATGAACGATGAGTACGGGAATATTCAGGGAGCGGAAGGTTGAGCCATTTGGAAGAAGAAGAACTGAGTTATCTAAGGCATTGGTACAGGTCGATGTGTTACAGCGTTAAGTTTCTTAGCCTGTCTGTTACGACGTTCATTCATGCCTTTGCTCCCAACGTCTTTATGAGAACAGCAACAAGTTCAATCAAGCAAATGAATTCCGAAATTCTTGACTGACGAAGCAGAACTATTAATTGCGGAAGCCCGACTTGGGCTCCAGACAAAGGAATTTCTAAGTTCTCAGGTGGGGCGGTACATCCTCGGACGAGCGGATAAAGCCAAGCAGGAAGCATTTGATTCTTGGACTCGCGCAAATCCAGAAGATATAGAAACCATTCGTGAACTTCAGTTCCGAGCCCGGTTGCCCTCTCTTGTCATTACATGGCTGGAAGAGGCTATCAATCAGGCACAACACGCAGAGGAATCTCTGCAAGAGATGACAAGGGGTTAATTGTTATGGCAGATGACGCTATCCAAAAGGACGTTTCTGAAACCAAAGAGGATGTCCTATCCGCGCAGCAGTCCGAGTTAGAAAGGATTGCCGAGAAGGTGGGAGAGGGGCACGAAACTTACGACGACGACTATAGGGAGGATGAGCCGACTAGGGATGAACCTTTAAGCCCGCTATTACGCAAAGATGATGAGTGGTACGTCAGTGCGAAAGTAGACGGACAAGAAGTTGAAATTCCTTACGGTGATGTTCTAGCGCAGTATCAGAAGAACTCATCTGCCGATAAACGCCTTCAGGAAGCCGCTGAACGCCAACGTGAGTTGGGTGAATATGAGGCAAAACTGAATGCTTACCGCGCTCAACTAGAAGCGCAGCCAAGCCAGCCATCTTCGGACGCTGGTGAAGATGTATCGCCATCCGATTCGGACGCGACTGACGCCCTTTATGGGCAATACCACGATGCCCTCTTTCAAGGCGATGAAGCAAAAGCAAACCAAATGCTTAAGCAGATTCGCGCAGCAGAGAAGCCGAAAGATCAATCGATTGATGTTAAGTCAATTATCGAAAGAACTAAGGCTGAAATGCGGGAAGAGGAGAAAACGGCCCGCGAGCAGGGATATGAGGTTAGGCGGCAGGAGGCAGTCAAGATGTTCCATGACGAGTTTCCAGAAATTGTCGGTGATCCTTCATTACTTGCTGTTGCAGACCGTCGTTCTGCGGAACTTTATCAAGACGACCCTACCCGTGATCCGTGGGAAATCATGCAGGAGTGTGGTTCCTACGCCAAGGATTGGCTGTTCAAGTACGTTGAGCAGTTGGGCGGAAAAGATGGTAAAGGACGACAACAAAGAAAGCAGGACATGGATGAGGTTGCTCCGGTCAATGCTCGCGCTCACATAGGCGAGGACGAAACCGAACCAACTTACTCCGACATCATTACGGAAATGCGGCAACAAAGAGGTCAGTTAGCCTAATTTCCATTCTTCATTTTTTCGACTAAGGAAACATACTCATGGCTGGACAAGTATGGGGAACAAGTAGCCTCGGTGGCTATATGTACTCCCTAAATTTAAGTAAAGAGTTACGTGTTTCTCTGCGTCCGATAGTGAAGTTCCGTCAGTTTGCCGACGTAAAGGATGCGGCGCATCAAGGGCTCAGTAAGGGCGACACGTTCCATTGGAATGTGTACTCAACTGTTGCTACTGCTGGTGCGGCGTTGACTGAAGGTACGGCGATTGCCGAAACAAACTTCACCATCTCGCAGGGGACCATGACCATCGGAGAGTACGGAAACAGTATTCCGTTTTCGTCAAAACTTGACGATATCTCTGAACAACCTGTTAAGGAGATCATACACAAGGTCTTAAAGGTAGACGCCGCGCAGGTGCTAGACGATTTGGTTGCTGACCAAATTGATGCAACGCCCCTACGTGTTGTGCCTACTGGCGGTACGTCAACCACTGCGGTTGATCTAACCGTTAATGGAACCGCAACGGCAACCAACAATGTCGCACTAGGCAAAGATCACATCAAAGCCGTCGTAGACATAATGAAAGAGAGAAACATTCCGGCTTATAGCGGGGACGATTATTTCTGCATTGGTTGGCCCACCACGTTCCGCACCATGAAGAACAATCTGGAGTCTATCTCGCAGTACGTTGAGACAGGTTTTCAGATGATCAGAAATGGTGAAACAGGTCGATATGAAGGCGTCCGTTTTGTTGAGCAGACCTACCGAGCCAAAGGCGGTGCCGCCGCAGGCTTGGGTACTGCGGCTGCTGCTTGGTCAAATGCCAAGTCTGATTGGGTTGTCTTCATGGGCGCTGACACTGTCGCAGAGGCTGTTGCTATTCCCGAAGAAGTTCGAGGGAAAATTCCGACCGACTTCGGAAGGTCGCGTGGGATCGCCTGGTATTATTTGGGTGGTGCTGGCCTCGTTCATACAACCGCCGCACAAGCACGTTGTGTCTTGTGGGATAGCAAGGTTTAAGGGGGGTATATGGCACAGTCTACTCAAGGAGTTGGTGTTAAGAGTGGTCTTTCTGAGCAACAGAAGATCACTGATTCTCTCGCCTCGCTTGGCTTGGCATCTAAAGGCAAAGACCAGAAACCACTTGGTACTGGCACTTCGTCTAGTGCGCCGCATGGCACACGTCTAGATGGCGGCAGTTAGGTAAACGGTAAGGGGGTCGGAAACGGCCCCCTTATTACTTTTGCATTATCTTTGGAAAGAATTTTTTCGAGCCACAGGTGGGCATATGAAAGAAAACAAATATTGGAAGAAAGAAAAGAATATGGACAAGTCTTCCATCGTGTGCCGCACCCCTGGAGTGGGGCCGCATATGGTTGATGACTTTGAAAAGGGTGAGGTGTACCGGGAAGAGATGTATCCGGCTCCTAAACTCTGGTCTTTTTCACTAGCGCCTTTTCGCAGGCAACGACCTGTGAATAAATAGCCATGGCTGAAGTACAGGGTGATGTGGACGCGGCTGCGGCCCAAAATGAAGCAGCAGATGACGATGGCCCAGTCGGTACTTCAATGGGGATTGGAGACGATATGGGGGAGTTGTCCGATGATGCGGAGGACAACGTAGCAGACGCAGGTCCGGGTCAAGAAGCAGACGAGGGTCATGATGTTGATATGAATCTGACCGATGAGGTTGATTACTCTCCCTATGAGTCAGAAGACCTTACCGCGATGCAAAAGGAGTTCAGCAAGACGCAGAACGCATTACCGGCTCGTCACAAGGCTGACGCCCATGCCATAAGAAGTCAGTTGGCTGCGCTTACAGCTAATGTCAAGTCTACAACGCCAGCTACATTTATGGGTTTCACCTATAACAAAGACCGCCACACCGATCAAGACAAGCAGAACATGGTTCAAGCCTTTGTTGCCGAGCATGGCAAAACGATTGACGCCATGTCTATAGCCCACAGCGCAGAGGTAAACGCGGCAAACAAGGATGGCAAGAAAGGTGGCCTTCTGAGTGGCGCTATGTCCGGTATTCAAAGCCCTGCGGGCATGGCTATGGGCGTTGTAGGTGGGGTTGTGGGAACTATAGGAATGGCGCTTTCCGGGATGTTGCAGAGTGTGGGGCTTCAGCATAACCCCATTGATATGGAGACAGACCTAGATGCGTTGATGCAGGAAGTTGGCCTTAAAGAGAAAGACGCGCAGTCCGATGTAAGTGATCCGCAATACACATATGAGAAAAATATGTGTGCGAAGAAGGATGGATACCGATGGGACGATGCGACGCTGTCTTGCGTGATTGATACTACAAAGAGTGTAAGTTCGGAAGATCCTATTGACGTGGTTGATCCTTGAGGGTAGTTAGGCTTCCCAGTGGAAGATGGCAAGATTCGACAGATGAGCAACTTGGAGGGATAAGAGAGAACACGGTTTGTGTGGTTCGCTATGGTGGTTATGGCGACATTCTTCAGTGTGGTTCAGTCTTTTCCTTGCTTAAGAAACAAGGGTACAGGGTGTGTGTTAACTGTACTGAGTTGGGTGCTCAGATTCTTAAAAATGACCCGCGAGTGGATGAGTTGTTTGTCCAGCATGACGAACAGGTTCCCAATGCAGAATTGGGTCCGTATTGGGATCGAATCGCTCCATTGTTCCAAAGATTTATAAATCTTGGTCAGGTGGTT